TTAACCTCAATTCCAGAACGTTCTAGGAACATCGCTGCGTATGCAGTTTCTTGAACAAAATAGTTCTCGATGTATGATTCCTGCTTTTCTTTAGTGGACGTTTTAAAATCGATTACTGCTAACTCGCCATTGAATTCAGCAATGCAATCTACTCGACCTGCCAAACCAAGATAGTGTGAATAGAGAAAAGTCTCTAGACAATGTATCTTATTAATTTTGTTTAGTGTAGATTTTGCTGCTTGAAACATTCTAACAGATAATGGATTATTTTCCAAGTATCTGTCAAGATTAAGTTCTCCTTTGAAATAATCTTCTGCAATGTTATGAAATGCTGTTCCTCGTTGAGTTGCTCTAGCAGTAATACGATTCGCCTCGTCCTCACCTATTTTGGTTCTCCATTCTTTGAAGAACTGTGCGTTCTTAAACGATGTGATTGAGGTTACGCTTGGATAATATTTAGATGCACCAGGAATTGGATAGAAACGTACCCCATCTTTACTCACTGGTTCGACATCAACTGTAATGTCACCAACATCAACGAATTCAAACATTAGAAACCAAGATTATATTTTGAAAGGAGATAAGATTTAACAAGTCCTGAGCGAACGATGTCATTGATATCAAACTCAATACATGAGAACTCAGGCATCTCCTGCAAGATCTTTATGAAGTCTGAGATACCAGACTTTTCATGATCCTTTGTAAGATCTGATTGAGTTATGTCACCACAGAACATGACTTTAGAATCCTCACCAATACGAGTAATCATAGAATCAAGTTCATGGAAATTTAAGTTGCTGAACTCATCGACAATAACAATAGCATTATCAAGAGTGACTCCACGAATAAAAGAAGTAGACCAAAACGAAATAGTTTCTTGTGCACGAAGGTTGTCATAAAGCATCTCAAATGAGTTGTCGTCAGGCATAGAGAACATGTATCTAACCATGTTCTTGTATGGTATCTGGTATAGTGCAGATTTATCTTCATGGTCACCTGGTAGGAAACCAATCTCTCTAGTAGGAACTAGAGACCTTACAATGTATATTTTATCATAAGGTGTAGATTCGTCAAGCACTTCTTGTAAAGCAAGATACAAAGTAATAAAAGTTTTACCTGTACCTGCAGCACCATGTAGTAACAAGTTCTTACCTTCGCTGTATTGAGCGAAAGCTAGTGTCTGGTTATCAGTTAGAGGTTTAACCTCTGTCATGTATGAGGAATCAATAGGTTTCTTACGTTTCATATGTTTCCTCGACATACCATTAGGGAAAGTTTTAGGAGCGTTAGTTCCTTTTCGTGCTTTTGCCATTATGTGAAACGAGATAGGTTCGCTTTAGGATGTGCAGATTGAACTTTGGACATGACTTCTTTAAATCCGTCCTCCATCTTAGGTTGACCATAGGTCATACCACCGACACCTGCTTGCCAGTCTTTATCCCAATCGGGATTATCTTTTCTCCACTGATCATATTCTTTCATGGTCATGTGGAGTTCTTGTTTCTCTTCAGTTTTTTTGTTTATCACTGGGTAAGTAGGCATTAGTCTATCCTCAAGCAGGGTTGTAGGTCATTGTAGTAGTCTTCATCAGAGCATTTACATTCATCAGAACACCAACCAAGTGCTTTAGAAATGATTGGGAACTGACATATGAAATGTTCTTTACACGCTAATGCAATTTGCATATGTTCTTTCTGTGTTCCGTTAGCAGAACGCAGATCGATATAATGAATCCATGAGCGAAGTGATCCACTCATATACATTTTAGTAGGTGTTGCTAAAGGTAATACCATTCTAGCACATTCTTTTGCAATACCTGAGTGAAGCATTTCTTTATAGAGTTTCATTCCATCTAAGAAATGCCTCTGCATTTTAATATCAAAATCTTGTTTTGTAAACTCATCAATATCATCAATACTATTTTGTCTATTCTTTTCGTCTTGACGACGTAGTTCTGGAAGAGGAATACTGTCTGCCAGTAGAGAGGAGTCAGCGTACCTCTGTGAAAATTCTTGGTATGTAAATGATCTGTGTCTTAAAACTTGAGCAGCGATAGCACGAGTCGTGTTAATCTCTAGAGTCATGAACGCTTGTTCAAAGACACTCCAATGACCATGCTTAATGCAATACTTAAGTAGACCCCCGACATCAGGGTTGTCTTGATTTTTAGGATTACTTACCCTAGCAACATACCCGATAGTTTTTTCTGCATCAGGAGTTACAGATATCAAACATACTTTACTCATACTTTCCAAATAATATTCGAGACATAAGATACAAACCCATTGCTGTCCAGTATCCAATGGTTACAAGACCAAACAAACTTGGCATCAACCAATTCCATAGTAGCATAACAATGGCAGGTTGAATAAAGAATCCGAATAATTTTGACAGTGCTTCTGCTGCCTCTTTATTCTTTTCCTTTTCACTTTTACTTTTGGGTTGAAAGTAAACGCTCATTTTTTTCGTTTGCCTTTCTTCTGTTGTGTTGGATCGTTCCATAATTTAGGGTTAATTCTACCTTCTGATTGTGTAAATCTTATAAAGTTTTTTTTATAAAGATCATAATAATAATCAAAAAGATCTACTGCCTTGCTTGCAATAGCAATATCAAATGCAGGTTTATCATCTACCTTATACTCAACCAGATAGGCAGTATAAGGTAATGATTTATCTAATGCATCATCGGGAGTGCACTTTGATTTAAAGACTCTTACTCCCTTCAACTTCTACCTCCCCATGTAATAGATGGGAATGCTTCAGAGACTACTGTTTTAGTAATTCTCTTATACTTATCTCCCATCTTTCCGTCCTTACATAGAACCAAAAGTTCTGCTTCTTCAGCAGATAATCCTTCTAGAAGTTGCACAAACATAGACTCTCTCTTCAAAGACTTGAGACGATTATCTCCTCCTTTGAAGAAACGATATAGACCTTTATACTCAGATTCAAGTCTAGTATGATCTGTGCCTACAGGAGCATCATTAGGAGTGTATGGAACATCACCTTCGGGGAGTTCTGATACGATACTCTCATCAAAGTTAATGATCATCAGTTGACGTAGTGCAGGAGTGTTGTGTTTCTTCAGCAACTCAACTTTTTCCTTTTTAGTTTTTGCATTTGAGACCTTACGAAGGATCTCACTAATTAGTAACCTAGTGTTACTATTTTCCATTGATCGTGTAGCCATTGTTAATTAGTCATCATCGTCATCATCATCTTCATGTTGTAGAAACCTATAGTCTGGTCGAATATAGATCAATTCATCATGAATCATGTCACCGTCTTCGTCAAACATCTCAGGATGTGTAACTGATTTTGCATAGGCAGCGTTTTCGATGTAATCTTCAACGTACCCTTTCGCTAACCAAGAGACGGTTATACCAAGAATAAAAGCACCAATTGTTGTTAATACTACAAGTGCGATTTCCATAGGACTCTCCTTAGCTATTTTTATTTAGAGGTTTTCCTACGACCTGGTCTCTTATACCATTCGTATTGCCGAGCATCTATCAAAATTTGCGACAAGTATTTTGAAATTTTCCTTGCCTTTGGTTTTCCAAGATGCCCATATGCTTCACGAAGTAACTGATGATAAGAGTCAGATCCACCCTTGACGTATGCATCAAGGTCAGAGATAGTCAACGCTAATTCCTTAGCAGTTGTGCTATCAATAAACTCTTGTATTTCTTTACGTTTAATCTTGCTGTGTGTCAAATAGTTATACGGTTTGAAGAGAAACATATTCTTTTCAAACGCAGCATCAATAGCAGATTCAACAAGACCGTAAAATTCTTCCATCAGATAAGGTTGTTTTCACGAAGGTATCGAACTGTATCAGTGCAACCACCAAGATTGGTGCCACCTAATACAACTTGAGGAAAGGTAGAACCCATTCCAAATTGATTATAGAATGCTTCTCTTTGAAAGTCAACCCCCAATCTATATTCTCTGTAATTATATCCTTTTCCTTCAAATACTTGTTTGATTTGAGAGCAGTAAGGGCAACCGTCTCGTGTATAAACTGTGAAATTCATAATAGTTTTGAATAAAAAAGGGACTCATAGAGTCCCTAGTATACCTTATATATTAAGGTTTAGAAAGTGAACTTGACACCTGCTTTTGCAGACCAATCAATATCATCTTCTGCAGTTACTCCAGAGATTTCTCCGTAGAACTTATCGTATGAACCACCAAGGTATCCGATTAGTTCAACGTCACCGAACTCGTCAGTTGACTCTGTGTGAGTTACTGTAGGACCACCAGATACGTACCAACCGATACCACCAGGTGTTTCTCCTTCGTAACCTACTACTGCTTCTAATCCGCCAGATGTATATGTTCCATCAGGATATGATCCAGTTGCTTCCAAATTGACATATGGACCAGCAAAAGCTGCACCAGATACTAGAAGAGGAGTTGCTGCTACTGCAGCGATTGTTGATTTAATAGACATGTTTGTTTAAGTTATCTCGCAAGGCAATAAAAAAACCCCTGCGGATGGTAGTATCCCCGACATGGGATACTTTTTACATACGCAAAGGGTTACGATCTTTCGAGTCCTTTGTTATGTTGGTATTTATACTAACACAAGGTCAAGGATCTGTCAAGTGTTTTGATTTACACGTTATCGATGTGGCATAACAGGAACAGGATTGTTACGATAATAATCCCTTGGAATACAAGGTCGTTGTATTGTGCATCTCCTCTTACGAGGCATTCTACAAACAACTACTTGTCCATGAGTTCGACAACGTGGTCTTCTTCTACGAATACCTTCTGGAGAAACACCAGCTTCTGCGGAAGGTAAAATGGTTCCTAGTAAAAGGAATACTAATAGTAGTTTTTTCATGAGGTTTCATGGCGCATAGGCCAAATCTATGTACAATGATAGATGAAGTGCAATATCATCTATCATTAAACTTAGTATAAAACTACTAGTTTAGTTATAACAGAAAGTTAAAAATTTGTCAAGTGGTTTGATTTTCAAGTTTTTTCTTTTCTCTTCGTTTGATCATTTTAGCATAGAGGACATCCTCTTTAGTCCACAATTTCTTGTTGACCTTCCGTTCCTTGATGATTCGTTTTGCTGTTTCGATTGTTTCTTTTGGATTCATGGTATTCTTTGATTAGTTTGCGATTCTCTACTAGCATCTGTTGAACTTTATATCTGCCTTCATAGTATTCATCTGCATTCAAAGGTACGTCAATGATATCTCTAGGATCTGTAATTAAATCAAAGTGTGCATCTGCATCACCTACAATTTCTTTTATCTCTTTAGGTAGTTGATCGTTTGGGATTCTAGGAAGTTCCATTATGTTATTGAGTATGTGTATCCTGTTGCCTTTCTAGTGTGCCAGAAAAGATTTCCGCCACTCGGTGTAGAAAGATCTAATGATGAAGCTATTATAGCACCAGATTGAGATATTGTCCATGCTGCACCACCAGGATTATCTGTCCAAGTATTAGCTACGTTACCAGATGTAGTATTGTTGGTAACTGAAACAACCAAAGTATGCATTCCTGCACTCAAGTTGGAAAGGGTAGCGGTGCTGCTAGTAGAATATGAACTGGACGTTGCAATCTGTGTTCCATCAAGTGTGAATGTAGCAGTGTTATCTGCCTGACATTCAAAATCATAATTACCTGTTGTAGAAATATTTATATAATAAGTTGCTGTTTGAGCAGCATCTAGTAAGGGATCATTATCACTTGGGAATACTGCGTAAGTATTCATAAATGACGACCATAGAGGATGAGGACCTGCATGAACCCAATT